CCTTTGGATATCCTTGTTTATGCACCTCAGCGTCGTAACCAACTTCCTTTGACTCGTAACGATGTTAAATGGGAGCCATTCATTGAGTTCTGGATGAGAAAGTCTATGCTTGAATTGAAAGTTAAGCGTATGATTTGGTCTCGCCCAGGCACTGTTAAAACAAACGGTTCTAAACAAGAGTTGAAGCGTACATCTGCTGGTGTTTACCACAGGATGCGTAACAACGGTAACCTTGTTCAATACAACCGTGGTGAATTCACTGCAAACTTGATTCGTGCTGTCTTTGGTGATCTCTTCTACAGAAGGGTTGATGTTAAGGACAGGAGAGTTAAAATGTATACTAACGAAGCAGGTTTTGACGTATTCCAACAAGCTTTGAAAACAGACGCTTTGAACAGTGGTTTGACTTTCATGGCTGATTCTGGAAATCGTTACATGCAAGGAGAAGGACAACACATCACTTACAACTTTGCATTCGATGCAATGGTTACACGTGAGACTGGTCGTGTTGAACTTATTCACTTGAAAGAACTTGACCTGCCTCAATCTAATCTAGAATTTGGTCAGAACAAGAAGAGCACTCCAGTATTCATGGTATTTGACGTGTCTCCAATGTCTGATGGTTCTATGGTTAACAACATCCGTGAAGTTCGTATGAAGGGTGCACCTTCTATGACTTGGGGTTATATCGATGGAACTCGTCACCACTTAGGCTTTGCTAAGTCTCAGGGTATGAGCTCTGCAAATAAATTCCCAGGATATGAAATCTGGATGAAGGACCGTTGTGATGTATTTATCGAAGACTTGTCTCGTACAGTTCTTATTGAGGAAATACCACAATTCTAAGCCTCCACTCTAAGGATAGTATCCTTAGACCACAAATACCGAGAAGAGATTGCCCCCCACTTTCAGAGTGGGGGAGCTCTTCTCAAACTACAGAGTGATGGACTGGGGTGTCTCCCAATCGCATTCCTTTCAATGGGACCACTCTGCAAATAAACCAAATAAATAAACTACATATGGGTAAGTTAGGTAAAATCTCAACTATTAAGAAAGAGTATCAAAACTCACAACTTCAGACAATGCAAGGTGGTCTTTCACTAAGAGGGCTTACACGTATCCCTGGAACAGGGGTATTTAAGTATCCTTACAAGGAACTTGATGGTCAATACAGAACAGGACTTGATGCTAATGCTGCTTACATTCGTAGAATCTCTGATCCTCTAGAAAGAGAAATGGAGATTGAACGTGTAACAGCTCTAAAAGAAAAGCTACAATCTGCACTTGGTGATGTTGACTTAGGTTCTCGTTCACAGTTTTGGAACTATGGATTGTCCACCTCTAACGATGATTCTTTACATGTTCAACCTGTAAAGCTTCTAGATGGTGATAACTACTTTGATCTTTCTCTTCCTTTTCAGGAACTAGCATTTTCTTGGTTGCGTGTTCATCCAACAATTGCTTCCAGTTATCAAGCTTGGGAGCGTGGTGAGTTTCCTGCAGACATACAATTTTATGTGGCTGACGAGGATATTGAAAACGCAGTGATGTTCAAGAAAAAGCAACTAATCAACAAGGCTATTGTCAAGTTTGATACTATGACTCCTGAGAGAAAAAGAAAAGTGGCAAGATTGTTGGGACTACCTGTAACAGATGATACTAAAGAGGAAGCAGTTTACAACCTTGTAGACAATGTCCTTAAACAAACCGAATTTAAAAACGGTAAGTATCAAGGTCTTAATCCTGTAGAAGTGTTCACACGCTTTGCAGATATGAAAGACAACTTACTCCATATTAAAGACTTAGTGAAACAAGCTCTCACTCATTCAATATACAGGTCTAGACCTAATGGTAAAATTTATGAAGGTGAGTTTGAAATAGCTAAGGATGAAGATGATTTAATTAAATTGCTTGCTGATGATGACAATCAAGACTTACTCTTGACTCTCGAAGGTAAGCTGAAAACTAAGAAATTAGCTGCAGTATGATACCAGTAGATAGTTTATTATACAAGATAGACCAAAAACTAAATAAACTATCAACAAATATTCACCAGCAGATAAACTTAGAAGATAAGATTCTGGCCCTCAATGAGGCTCAGATAAAGCTGATAAAACAAAAGGTTGATGGTTTTAGTGTAGTGAGTGGTATGGGACTTGACGCTTTTAAGAAGCGTTATGAGGACCTACAAAGCTTAGTCGTAACCTATAACAATCAACCTCTTGATCTCACTCTCAAGAACGAAGAACTACATCAATGGTTTGCTAATCTACATCTCCTTGTTCCTAAGTATATGTTCTACATAGATGCATATGTACTGGCTGACAAAGGGGTGTGTAAGGATAGAAAGATCTGGATTAACAGAGACTTGGCTAAACACGGTGACCTTCAGTTCATCCTGAATAACAATCACTATAAACCTTCTTTCGAATACCAAGAGACATTCAACTTCCTTTCTACAGATGAAATATCCATCTTCACAGATGGTACATTCACTCCAAGTAAGATTTATATGTCCTACATGAGATATCCTTTGTACATTAACAAGACTGGATACATTATGTTAGACGGTGAACCATCATTTGACCAAGACTGTGAGCTTGAGCTCTATCTAGAGGATGAGCTTTTAGATTTAACAGTACAAAACCTTGCCATGTATACAGAGAACGCTGCTGCTGTCCAAAGCGCACAGTTCAGAATACAGACAAACGAATAAGTTTTTTAATCATTTAAAATAAAGCAAAATGGCTGATTTTTCATTAACTACGCTCTTCGTAGTACCAGTAGGGCAATCTGCGCTCCCTAGTTCTGGATCTACGCAAAATTTGAGCGCTGGCCAAGTGGGCATTTTCAGAAATGACTACACTTTGGCTACAGCTGCAAACATTGCAGCTGCTCCTTACTTTTATATTGCGCAGGGCCGTACTAACACTTATCTGCAAGGCTCTAAGCGTTCTGATAAGATTAAAGGCTGTCCTTCAGGATCTGGTTGCAACAGCAACGTAACTGAATGGTATAAAGTGGCTGGTTGTCCTACTCCTGTAACTCAAGTTACAGATGTGGTTAACTGGAACGTACAGTGTGGTGACATCGTTACTATCACTTTGCGTGCTCACTCTAGCTATTTGGATACATTGTATTTCAATGGCTTCACTCGCTCTATCACTGTAAACGCACCTTGTTGCGATTGTGGTGGTGATCCTTGTAGCTTGGTTGACATCCCTGCCTTGATTGATGATATCATCTATCATTTCGAATTGCAAGCTCCAGGTAACAACCCAGACAACATTACCTTCTCTGACTTCTATCAATTCCAAAGGATTGGTAACGATCAAGACGCATTTTTGCGTATCACTGGTAAACCATTGACTAAATATGGTCAGCCTTGTGATGTTGCAGCGTTTCCTTTTGAATATGACAGAATGTGGTTCCGTACATTCGTGTACAGTGGACCTGCAACCACTGCTGACTTCATCGTAGCAGATGCTTGTAACGTTGTTGCTGATCCAGTGATTATACAGCGTTCTTCTTATGCTGTAGGTACTTCTGCTGAGATTGCACAATTGGAAAAGAACTTCTACAGCTACCAAGCTGGTTACTTGAAGCATCTCTATAGGATGGGTGGTTACAACGAGAACTTTGAATCATGGGTAAGCGATGGTACTAGCTATGACACTTACTACATTAAGTTCAATGAACTCGACAAATCTGCTTATCAGTGGGGTGATTATATCTATGAAGATAGCACTGTAATTATCGCTGTTGAAAGCGGTAGTGCAGTAGCTACTGCTATTGAGGCTGTTCTTGTTGCTGGTTTGGGTGCTGTAAGTGCTGATAACTTACCATGTGTAACCACTACATCAACAACCACCACTATATGGCCTTCTACTTCTACCACTACAACTTTGATTCCGTAATAGGTAGGTAGAGATATACAAACATTATATAACCTAAGCCAGAGGTGAGAGGATAACACTCAATCCTCTGGCTTATTTATTTAGAACAACATGCCAGATTTAAAATTAGACATATTAGTAATCCCTACATATAATGTGCAAACACTAGGTGTTGCTGATGCATCTGTCTATCCTACAGATCCTCCTGTTGTTTCTGGAGCAACCATTGAAATTGATGTTCCTGGTTTTGGTACAGTGGTTAAACCATTCAGCGTTAATGACTTTAATATATTTACAACATCAAACCTAGGTATAAGTCCTGTAGGAGTGTACGAACCACTTCCTGACGGTGTATACCGTTTGAAATATTCTGTAGCACCTGCATATTTAAACTTTGTAGAAAAGTCTATTGTGCGTGTTGACAGACTTCAAGAAAAGTTTGATAATGCATTTATGAAGCTTGATATGATGGAATGTGATAGAGCTATTAAAACACAAGCAAAGGTGAATCTCACCTCTATCTATTTCTTTATTCAAGGATCTATTGCCGCTGCTAACAATTGTGCTATCGATGTATCCATGAAACTTTATAATCAAGCAAACATTATGCTTGACAATTTCCTTAAAAATAATTGTGGATGTTCTGGAAATAATTACGTTATAAACTTTTACTAATATGGCAAAGTGTAGAAACTGTGGAGCTAATGTAGGATGTGGATGTCAATTAATTAATGGTCTTTGCGCAGCTTGTAATGCTGCTGTTAAAAGAGTAAAAAACTTTATAAAAAATGTTATCACCTAGACTTACACATTGTCCAGAGTGCGCAAGCATTCCTGCTTTAATTGCAGAAATAGATTGTAGAATGGCTGAGCTAGCTAACAATTTGTACAACAATGTTGTGTTTATTTTAAACCAACCTGTACCTGGTGGAGCAATTTTAGATCTTTTAAACTATAGGAGAATCCTCACCTATAAGTATTGTAACCCCGATTATGCTGCTGAGTTCACAGTGAATATGATCGCAAGCAGAGTTAAACTTTTAAAATATAAATAAATGTCCAACATTTGTTCAAATTGCTTTAATGGCTGTGCAGAAACTGTATCAGATCAATGCGTTAGATATACGGGTGTAGATGTTCCAGTTTTGGGAATCCAAACTGGTGATTCTCTTTCATATGTAGAGCAAGCATTGATTACATTTCTTACATCTACGTTAAATGGTGAGGGTATTGTCCTTACTATTGACCCTCTTATTATATGTGAAATTGTAAATAAAAACCTAGTTGAATGTGAGGATCTTACTCTTCCTAATGTTATTAACGCTTTAATAAAGGCAATATGTGAGCTTGATACAAGACTCACTGCTGTAGAAGCTGATGTTGCTGCATTGGAAGGACCTTACACTGTAGGATGTCTCACTGGTGTAACTAGTTCTTCTGGAACACATGCCATCCTTCAGGCAGCTATCGATAAGATTTGTGGCTTAGAGGTTGAACTTGATGCTCTTGCCCTAAACGTTAACACTAACTATGTAAAGCTTGCAGATCTCAATTCTCTTATTTCTGCCTATTTAGCTAGTGTTGGAACTAATACTAAGTATTACAATAAAATGATACCTTATGTAGCAGTGGAGTTTTATGATAATTTAGCAGGTAAATTTGATGGTACAGGTGCTGGTATTGGTGACTGGGAAAAAATATATTTGTGTAACGGTCTAAATGGTACTCCTGATAAAAGAGGACGTGTACCAGTTGGTGTTACAACAGGTATGGGTGGTGGAGCTATGAACCCTGCAGTTGATCCTGCAGTGTCTGGTAATCCTAACTATGTTCTTCTTGGAACACAAGGTGCTAACGCAATCACTCTCACTACTAATCAAATCCCTTCACACTCTCACTCAGCTTCAGCTTCTGTAACTGATCCTGGACATACACACACTCTTGCATATGCACCTGGATTTTCTGATCCAGATGAGCCAGGAGCGGTTGCTGATTACATGAATCAAGCTGGTACAAAAAGTTCTTCTGCAACTACAAACTCAGCAAGCACAGGTGTGTCTGTAAGTGTTTCGATTGGTTCTGCAGGAGGTGGATTGTCCCATCCTAATATTCAACCTGGTCTTGGATGTTACTACATAATGTACATTCCTTAATGTAAAAAACTAATGCACAAACATAATTGTGATCCTTGTAATCCTGAACTCACTGGTTCTAATAAAATAAAGTATGACGGGCCCAATCTCCCTTGCACGGGAGTTCAAACCTGTGATACACTCACTGTAGTCATTGAAAAACTAGATGAAAAAATCTGTGAGATAAAAGGTTCCTCAGGAACTGCAGGTAGTAGTGGTAGTAGTGGAAAAAACGGAACCTCTGGTACATCAGGTGCAAATGGCACCTCTGGAATTAGTGGAAGTTCTGGTACATCTGGTTCTTCTGGTAGCTCTGGAAGTTCAGGTAGTTCTGCTACTTCTGGATCTAGTGGTACCAAAGGTACATCTGGTTCTAGTGGAACTGATGGATCATCTGGTACATCTGGATCTAGTGGTAGTAATGGCACTAGTGGAACATCTGGTGTAAACGGATCTAATGGCACATCTGGTTCCTCAGGAACGAGTGGATCTTCTGGAACTTCTGGTTCTAGTGGGACATCAGGTACAAGTGGAAGTAGTGGTAGTGATGGAAGTTCTGGTAGTTCTGGTACTAGTGGTTCTAGTGGCACTTCTGGAAGTAGTGGAACTAGTGGAACAGCAGGATCTTCTGGCTCATCAGGAACAAGTGGTAGCTCTGGTACAACAGGTACGTCAGGTACATCTGGTAGTTCAGGTTCCTCTGGTACTTCAGGTACAAATGGCTCCTCTGGAACATCTGCATCTTCTGGTTCTTCTGGCACATCTGCAACTTCTGGTACATCAGGATCTTCTGGTTCATCAGCAGATTATATTGGAAATTCTGTTACATCTTTAACAATTCCCACTGGAGCAGGGCAAACCTACACTATTACAACTGATACAGGTCTTTCATATACAATAGCCCAGGTTGTTATTATTGCTTATGATGGAAGTAATAACTTTGAAGCTACAGTGACTGGATATAACCCAGGAACAGGACAATTAAATGTTACATCTAATGGAATATTCACTGGTAGTGGAACATATTCAAGCTGGACAATAAATCTAGCAGGTGCTTCAGGTGGTAATGGTACCGCAGGAACATCTGGTAGTAGTGCAACTTCTGGCACATCAGGAACTAATGGAAGCTCAGGAACTGCTGGTTCATCTGGAACTGCAGGTAGCAGCGGAACATCTGGAAGTAGTGGTTCATCAGGAACAACTGGAACTAGTGGTAGCTCTGGATCTTCAGGTACATCTGGCACTGCTGGATCATCTGGTTCAAGCGGTACATCAGGTTCCTCTGGTACATCTGGTACTGCAGGATCAAGTGGTACATCAGGATCAAGTGGTACATCTGGTTCTTCTGGAACTTCAGGCACTTCTGGTAGTTCTGGAACAAGCGCTACTAGTGGATCGTCTGGTTCATCTGGTAGTTCTGGTACTGCAGGAAGTTCAGGTACAGCAGGTTCATCAGGTTCCTCTGGTACATCAGGAACTAATGGAACATCTGGTTCGAGCGGTAGTTCTGGTACTTCTGCAAGTAGTGGAACTAGTGGTACATCTGGAACTCATGGTTCTAATGGAACTAGTGGAACTAATGGAACTAGCGGAAGCAGTGGTACTAATGGTTCTAGTGGAACAACTGGAACGAGTGGTTCAAGTGGCACATCTGGTTCAGATGGTTCTTCTGGTACATCTGGTTCATCAGGAAGTTCAGGTACCTCAGGAACATCTGGTGCAGATGGTGGCACTGGTTCAAGTGGAACAAGTGGTGTAAATGGAGCAGTTGGTAGCTCTGGTACATCTGGTATAGCTGGTAGTTCTGGTACTTCAGGTACCAAAGGAACTAGTGGAACATCAGGTGCCAATGGTGCTACAGGAGCTACAGGTGCTGCAGGTTCTTCTGGTACCTCAGGTATAAGAGGAACAAGCGGAACATCTGGAGCCAGTGGTGGTACTGGGGCAGCTGGAAGTTCTGGTACTTCTGGTACAGCTGGAAGTTCAGGCACAAGTCCTGCAGGTTCAATAAGTGGTACAACAAACTTCATAGCTAAGTTTACAAGTGCTACAGCAATAGGTAACAGTTCAATGTCTCAGTCAGGAAATAACGTAACTGTTAATTCTGGTAATATGACTGCCACTGCTTTCTTTGAATCTTCTGATATTAGATTCAAGAATGTGTTGGAAACTAATCCTAATATTTTGCTCAATGTAAATGTGATTAAATACACATTCATTGATGATGAACAAGGTAAGATTAGATATGGTTACTCTGCTCAACAAGTAAAAGAAATACTTCCTGAACTAGTTGATGGTGAAGAAAGACTGACGTTGAACTATTCAGATGTGCACACTCTTAAAATAGCATACCTAGAGAATAAGATAAAGGAACTTGAAGAGAAAATAAACAAGTTATCAATGAGTTAAAAAATCCTGTTTTGTTGGTTTTACAGGGTTTCTCCTAGGACTTCGGTTCTAGGAGTTTTTTATTTATAACAAGTTTAGTTAGAATGGATAACTAGAAAGGTTAAAATAATTTGGAAAATATTAAAAACCTCCGTACCTTTACTGTAATTTTAACTAAATCAAATTGTAAATGCCTGAAAATCAATCCCTTCTGTACCAACTGGAGCAAATGCTTCATTGGAAGAAAAGCAAAAAGTTCTATGCAGACAAGCTAAACATTACAGAAAATGAGGTGGATGAATTGATGAAGGAGCTCCGAGATTCCCAAATAGCAAGGGAAGATGCAGAAACTGCAAATTACATTGGAGAACTAGAAGACACAATTGTTAGGTTTATTGAGGATGTGCAGAAAGGAACAGGCGAGATAGTCCTCAACTCAAAAGAAGAAATTAAAAGTTTAGAGGAGCTGATTGAGAAGTGTAAGATTGATACAGATAAATGGGAAATAACTAAATACGTTCAGAACTACTGGGGAAATGTTGACACCCCACACTATCAAGTGAAAGCTTGGTTGGGTAAGAAGAAAGATGAACAAGTGTTTCAAGATTCCTTCATAACATTCCTTAGTGATTATTCTCCTGTTTCACAGGAAATCATGTCCCCCAAACTACAGCTAGGAAAGTCTAATGCTGCTCTTGTTATTAATAAACAAGATGCGCACTACAACAAACTTGATGTTGATGGAAACAATGATATTGAAGAGAGATTTGCTAGAATGGCTTATAGGGTGGAAACCATCCTCAACCAAGCTACTCTATCAAATAACCTAGAAAAAGTGATATACATCATTGGTTCAGATGAGTTTAATAGTGAATTCACTGGAACTACAACCAGGGGCACTCCTCAACAGAATATAGAGGGCTACCACAAGTCATTTGAGGCCATATGTGACCACGAGATATTGATGATAACCCTACTGCTCAACTATGCCAAATGTGTAGATGTTGTGTATGTGGCTGGTAATCATGATGAATATGTAGGATGGCATTTAATCAATTGGCTACAAACCTATTTTAGAAACACTGATAGGTTGACATTTGATTGCTCTCCTAGATATAGAAAGTATATTAGCTACGGTATTTCTGCAATGATGTTCAATCATGGGGATGCTATGAAGCCTGCTAAGCTGGCTGGTATATTCCCAATGGAATATAAAGATGAATGGTCCAATCATGATGTGTATTACATCTTCACAGGTGATAAGCACCATGAGTTGAGTCAAGATTTTAACGGAATTAAATTTTACCAGATACCTGCATTCTCAAATGCAAAGAGTGGATGGGATGAGAAGAATGGGTACACGTGCGCGCGCGGTGAGGTGACTGCCTTTCTCATTGATTATGAGGATGGAATGACAAACATATTCAAACAATATTTATAATGTCTACTTTTAGGAAATTAGTTTCAGATGTACGCTCCATGCACAAGTTACTGTCTACAGATAACTTGATCACGGATAGAGCTGTTATGTCTGAGATTAAGAATAATGCCTTCCTTTTGATAAAGCGTGAGACTAATCTAAGGAAGCTTTGGGCCACTGATACAGTGTTCACTACTATTCCATGTTTGGAAATGGTGGAAGTGCCTATTTCTGAATGCTGTGAGTATTCTGATCCTTGCAGTGTATCTAGAACTAAATTAAAACTTCCTCGTATTACAGAAGGTAATTATCAATATGTAATACAGGGTGTGTATTCAATCAATGCTCTTAGTGGACAAGGAAAGAAGTTAAAAGAAATAACCATCAATAGATACATCAACTTGCTTAAGCTTCCTATAATTAAAAAGGAAGAATACTACTGGATTACTAATGGATATTTGTATGTAAACAATCCACTTCTAAAAGCCATCAGACTTGTTGCTCTTTTTGAAGAGGATGTTCCTAATTCTATTATGTATCCAGAATGTGGCTGTGGAAGCCCAGAATACACAACAGAAGAACTCTGCAAGAATCCTCTTGATAAAGAATCTCCTGTTCCTGGCTACCTAGAAAAACAAGTTCTTGAATTAACTTCTCAGAAGTTATTAAATACCTACTTCGCACTTAAAACAGATATCACAAGCGATGGAGTTGATGGTCAAGCACCTAACGCTCCAAACCTTAGATAATATGCGAGTAAAAATAGACTGGAGAAGCGCAAGCAAAGAAAACTACAACAATTTCTGTAAGAAAAATCCCTCAATTAAACTTACGTTTGATGAGTGGAGAAACATCGTCTACACCTATAATGAGGCTTTCAAAGAATACATCCTTGAGACAGGAGAAAGGGCAAGGCTTCCATATGGGTTTGGTGAGTTCTCTATTAACAAGAAAAAGCGTAGGAAGATGAAGGGAATAGATGGTAAAGAGTTTGTCAATCTTCCTATAGACTGGAAGAAAACAAAAGAGAAAGGCAAACGCATCTACAATTTTAACTTCCATACAGAAGGTTATTTCTTTGGGTGGGTTTGGTTTAAAGACACAGCAAGATTCAGACATTCTGCTCTATGGTATTTTAAACCTTCCAGAAATACATCAAGATTACTATCTCACTATATCAAAACCAATGATAGGTATCAACATATTTATCATGAATGGAAAATGTAAATAAATGGCATACTATTACAAATATAACTTCATCTCTCCTGAGATTATCTACTCCACAGTAAAGGAAGAGTTTAAAAGCTATTTCGATACAGGGGCTGTAGATGATTTGATGTTCCCCACCTATCTAGACAAGTGTCTTAGAAAGCTAGGTAGGGCTACGTATGTTATTCAAGAGCAAGTGTTGCACATCAGTGATTATGAAGCTAGGCTTCCAGATAACTTCATTGCTGTACGTGAAGCTTGGATGTGCACAGCTGTTAACGGTTTCCCATATCAACAAGCTAATTCATTCTATTCACAAGCTGCTACATCCACTACGATTCAAGTGAGTCCTGTTACATACGGTGGACCATCTTGTCCTAGCCCTTGTTGTGGTAATGTGGGATGTGATGGTAGTTGTATGCCTCAGCTAATTGAGACAGTGTATAAGACAAACAACCAAGCCCCTGTGTTATATCAGAGGGAATATCTACTCAAACCAGGTAATATATCTGTACAAAAGAACTGTAGTGTAGATTATACAAACAACTGGGAATTCTATTCACAGGCTCCTCCTCTTCGTGAGTTCACTCCTGGATCTGCTGGATATGATAGTTTTGACATTAGAGACAATAAGTTTGTAACCAACTTCAGAAATGGTGTTGTACATATGATATTCTATGCTACAGAATATGATCAAGTGGGTAATCAAATGATTCCTAATAACTATCGTATCAGAGAGTATATTGAGGCGTTTATCAAATACAAGGTGATAGAAACACTCAGCAATCAGACCAATGATGAGACCTATAATCAATTAG